GGTGACCAGCATGGAGATTTAGCACTCATGCACATGCGTGCCATTAACGCTGCGCTGTATTGCGTAGATGAAGCACTACTAAACGCACCTGACGATGTAGTCAATGATTTCGATGGCACAGGTGAATACTATAGTGTGAAAGCATACTACTACCATGTTAAAAACGAAATACTGAAAATGAATGGGAGCAAAGAAGATGCGCTCAATAAACGAGCTGAGACTAGAGCGAACTAACCTACTGCAGATGTTTGTAACTGCTAAAACAAGTTACGTTAAAAACAATCTGCAACACAAAATCAAATCAGTCAATAAAGAACTGTATACACTAACCAAAGAAGTAAAATACCTATGAGCGAACAGAAAAAAGAAACGGCAATGCGTAGACTAAGCAAGGCACTACGGAGAAGGTTTCAAGGTGCATCCGTAAAAATATCATGGATTGAACTAGATGCCTTTATGATGAAGGCGCAAATGTGGGAAATGGAAAACCTTATCAATTCCTACAATGAAGGTTATACAGATTGCAAAGCAGGACTACCAAACAAAGCAGAAAATGAAAGCAACACTAACATTTGATTTAAAAGAAGACCAGCACGCATTTGATTGCGTAATGAATGCAACCAAGATGCATGATATAATTGTCGAAGTTCGTTCTCATTTAAGATGGATGGAAGACAATGGCAATTATTCCGAAGAGCAATTAAAAGCTGCTGCTAAACTACTTGAGGTAATAGATGATGAAATAGAAGCACAAAGCTTATCGCACTTGTTATTGTGACACCTTGCGATAGCCCTGCTTCCATAGAAACCTTCCCAGTGCTTCGCCTTCAGCATCCACCTTTTCTTCGCTCCATTCTGGCTGAATGTGATGCAGATATTCATGGATAAGCACAATAAGATAGCGCATAGGTGGTAACGTTGGATCTATCTCTATCACGTTATCACAATACAGCCCATCAGCTTTTTCCCTGCCTAACCTACGCTGTATTACTTTTGGATGTGGCTTGCGTTTCATATTATCTTTGTGCTGATTAGTGTGTAACTCTGCTAATTTGTTTTTGTTATTGATGCAATTAGCCCCTACAACGGTAGGGGCTTTTTGTTATCGAATCTTACCATTAACAATGCGATAGTTACTCACTTCAAATTCGCCTGTATCTAACACCTTCACATGTGCAAAGCCATGATGGTGCTTGTTTATAGGCATGTAATCGGGATGTAGTTCACACAAACAAGCTACCGACCAGCATGTTGTTATCTTACCATTGATATTTGGCTCTGTGTGTTCGCTTGCCTGATGGTGGTGTCCACACAATGCGCTGTCTTTTGCACGTAAAAATAGACCACGTGCGATGTTGACCGGGCTGAATACAGATGCACCCAGTTCATGACCATGCAGAATAGTTAGCTTACCTGCATGAATGATCTGCTTATCGGGAATAAAAGTGATATTGAACTTATCTAAGTGCATCAATGATTCAAAGTTGAATTCATCCATACCCAAAAGGTCGGGTGCATTGCGCATGATGTAGTGGTCATAACGCACATCATGATTGCCACACTTGTAATAGATAGCTGCGTTCGGAAATAGCTTGCGTAACGTACCTAAGAACTGGCGTGTCATTAGCACTTCATGCCCGAAGTTACGTTTACGTGGATCCTTCTCAAAACGGCTGATAGCATAGAAGTCTATGATGTCACCATTGAGCAGGATAGTATTGACATCGTTGTCAAGTCCATACTTCAATGCCAGCGTTAATGCCTGTATATTGTGATAAGGCACATGAATATCACCGATTATAAGTATGTTATTGTGGTTTATCGGTAACTTGTAAGGTTTGTAGTTTGATTCCTGTGACGGTGGCAAGTCAAGTGGGTTAGCTTCTTCAGGAACTAACTCATTTATCATATTGGTGAAGTCACCTAAATGATTGTCTAACTTTTTAAGTTGGCTAACTGGCTTTGCCTTGTTAGAATCTAAGGCATCTACCCATCTACGATAACTTTTGTCTAGTGAATTGACGGTAGTATTAAGACTATACTTTTTAATTAGTTCACGAATGCGTGGGATTAATGCTCCTGTTCCATCGTGTAATTCACGATGTAGCTTTTCACGATCTAATGTTTGCATAGGCGTTATTTAGTACCCCTAATATACCCGGCAAGCTCCGCAAGATTGGTGCTAATTGTCATGTTTTGCGATGCAATCACATCAATCTTAGCTTCCAGTTTATCAATGGCTTTGTTCTGTTCGTCTTTCATGATGTTCAACTTATTATTGAATTCTTCTTTAGTATCCTTAATTGATTCGGCAAGCATTGTTACTTCTCTTTTGTGGTAAGATTCAACTGTCTTCAGTGATGCAGAAACTTTCACCACATCCCTTTTCAATGCATAGTACAAACCTGTAAGTGATACAGCACCACCAATTATTGTAACTAAATCTCTGGGTTGAAAATCCATATCTATAGTATTGCAAAATATATAGTAGAAAAAGCTAGTCCTGTGATACCTAATGTTAGTGCTGTGTTGGAAATTATTAACCGTCTATTGCGTTTCTTCAACTGACCAATCTCATTGTCTTTCTCAGCAGCAATAGCTTTTTCAATGCTTTGTTTATTGGCGTAGATTTCAGCCAATGTTTCATAACTCGTTGCCTGAATGCCTGTAATCTTGCCGTAGTATGTAACCTTTAACCTTTCAAGCTGGTATAAACTATCTATTTCTTGTGCAGTTTGATACCAGTACAACATGCTATTGAAGTTGAGATTGAAAAGTTGCTGATCGTAAGTTGTAAGTTCGGGTGTAAAATCCTGCTTTAAGTAAGCTGTCCGATTTTTTGAGTGTTGCCCGGAACTGATTAGTGGCGTTAGTAGGAGAAGCAGAAAGAATGTTATAGGTTTCATTGCGATAAATTTCATTAGTTATTTCTTGCCTTTGCACGATTGTATCCTGATGCACCTGAAGACTATCGATTTTTAAGAACAGACTATCAGTTTTGGCATTGTTTGCTTCAATGATTTGGTACAGCGAATCGTTTACATCCTGTAACCTTTTTATAGCTGGATTTGTTACAGGTCGGTTACATGTACGCACGCTGAATATCAATGCCAGTGCGATAATTACAACAGCCAATCCGATTGCCAGCTTTGTCATTTTCCCCATCGTGTAATGTGTAGATTTTTAGTTAGTGGTCGAATCTTGTAATACACTCCATCACGTGAACGTGAATCTCGCATCCCCTGATCATTTGTGTTGCCTTCAATAGTACGCACCGAATACTTGCCTACCCTGTCCACTATACCAGTGTGACCAATGCCTTTAAATCTTTTGTTCTTGAACTGGGAATAGCTTAGTGTCATTATCAGCACATCCTTATCACTATAAGACTGTACAAATTTGCCATCGGTATAGATGACATCACGCCTATTGTACGCAGAAGGTGACCATCCTGTAATGTTATTAGGCACACCACATTCGTTAAGCATTGCCATGACAAAGAAAGAACACCATGCGTATCCGGGCAACCAACCTTCTTGACGCATCAAGACTAATAATGCCCGGTCATTGAAACCTTGATTGTTACCGCCTTTTTCCTTTACACCTACAAAAGCTGCAGCCGTAGTTCTTACGCAGTAGCCATCATCAGCGTGCGAAGTGTAAACAGGAACGAAGCAAAGAAGAAAGCATACAACACAAGATATAATACAACCTTTTGCCATGTGTTTAAATTATTTATTTCATTCTTTATTTCACGATTGTAAACAGACCGCTGCAACGCCCGAAAATTGAAGCGAATACCTAAGAAGGTAACAAAGTTGGCAAAGACCATAACAAGTGAAGCCAGCACGATGTATTGCACGTATTCGGTACTTATCAATGCATCGCCAAAGTATTCTGCACTGATTGAACCAACTATAGCAAAAAATAAAAATGCAGCTGGTATTGACCACAAACCATCGAGCAACTGCAAATGATACTTAATAAATTTGATTAGCGTATTCATATAAACGGTTCTTTAGTCATTGTGTCTAGATATAACTGCGATCCATTGGTTTCGTTTTTACCCTGTGCTGGTAAAAATTCAAAGTCGAATACCAGTCTACTATTCGGTGGATATGTTAGCGTATTAGTCAATGAATCATAAGCTACCGTTGTACCACTTTGAAGATTCAAACTGGTATCTGCGTTCGATGGCATTGTTTTATCCCAAGCCGTACCAAAAACATTCGTACCTGTTTTAGTGAACTGTTCATTGTATAATTTCCATCTGCACACGAAGTCAGGTAGTAGCTTACCATAAGAACTCATTAAGGTGGTATACATGATGTTTTTGCTAAGAACACCATTAATGTACGCTTCACCTTTTACAATCTCATCAGCGATTACAACGATATTACTTGCGATATTTAAGCAATGCGTTTCGTGGCTCTTAAATTCAACATGCCATGTTGTACCAAATGCTTCCGCAAGTTGACGATCAGTAAAACCTGTCTTCTTCTTCAGTTCAGCAATAGTGTACTTTGGATATGACTTGCTGAATCGGGTGGGATTGGGTGTAGATGTGGTTTTAATAAATGTCTTTCTTAGTAGTGATCTCCATGTGATGTTTTCATCATGCGGATAATACACACCAAAATAATTATTAAAACCTTGTTCGTAATAAAAGTTATAGTTATACCCGGTAGATGTTGGCGTAATGCTTATTTCATTCCACCCAATCCAACTATTTTGCGTTTCGTTTATAGTTATTTCTTGGAATGGTCGATAGAACACAAAGCCAGTGCTATCCATTTTGACAATATCCATTCCCGATGAATGAAGGTGAGCAGCAGCTAAGTTTAAAGGATATGCACCAAATAATGATTCGGCTGATTCAATAATATAGCTATAAGTAGTAGTAGGTTCAAACTTGCCTGTTGTAACATTCTTGACCATTTTAGTAAAGTCCATTAGGCAAATTTCAACCAATGTATTTGTAGTGCGCTTGTTTATTTGCCCATTGATAGCCCCTAATTCAGTCGGCAAATTGAGCAGTCGAAGTGCAGTTTGTAGGTTCTGCATCACTTTTTATTTTTATCTGTTTGCTTTGATGTGGTAGCACGTAGCTTCAGCGAAAGTTCACGCTCATATTTGCGTAAACGTTCAGTGTATTCTTGCTTCAATGTTTTTTTATCACTCATGGTATACGGTTAATGATGTTTCGTGAGTAAGTAGGGCGATATGAAGTAGCAGTATTGCCTGTGCTGAACTGATAATTCAGCGTATTTGTGACATCAGTACGTGGTGAGCGATCAGGCCACTGCGCAGTTGAGTATTCCGGGAACAAACTGCTATTAGCACACAAGTAATCTACCAGCAAAGTGGTGTAATGTTCCGCATTCTGCCTTGCCCGGTCAATCATATCCTTCATGACCACATCCGATACAGGCACAGTGTCTTCACTTTGACGCTGGACTAGTGTGCCGTTATCCATGCGATAGCAAAGAT